CAGCAGCCTCAGCCGCATCAGCCGCATCAGCAGCTCCGTGGCATGGCATCGCCGACACGGAAACCGCCGCCTACATTACCACGAAGGGTTGGTCAGACCTTCCCAGCGTGGTGAAGTCCTACCGGGAGGCGGAGAAATACATCGGGCGCGACCCGGCTACGCTGGTCTCTCTCCCGAAGGAAGGCGACGAAGCCGGCTACACCACCCTGATGCAGAAGCTGGGCCTGCCAGAGAAGGCGGACGCCTACGACGTGCGCGTGGGACTGCCGAAGGAAATCGAGATAGACAAGGACTTCGGCGCGCAAGTGCAGCAGATGTTTCACAAGGCAGGTCTCACCCAAACGCAAGCGAATAAGCTGGCGGCGCAATACAACGCTTACACCTTGAACAAGATTACGCAATCCGATAAGGACGCCAGGCTGAACCTGGAGAGCGACAAGCGGGCGCTGCTCAGCGAGTGGAAGGGGGGCCACGAGCGCATGGTCAACGCTGCGAAAGCCGCGGTCAAGGCGTTCGAGCTGGACCAGAAGGCGGTTGATGCCATCGAGACCGCGCTCGGCTACTCCAACACTATGAAGCTGTTTGCCGGGCTGGGCATGAAGCTGGGCGAGGACAAGTTCGTTGGCAGCGGGGATGCAGCTTCCTTCAATTCCACCATGACGCCGGCAGAGGCCAAGGTGGCGTGGGAGAGCATGAAGGCGGACCCCGGCGCGTTGGCGGCGCTCCGCGACCCGATGCACCCCAGCAACGAGGCTGCGAAGAAGAAGCAGAAAGACCTGTTCCAGATCATGTATCCAACGGAGCGATAGATGGACTCAACCGAGATTCGGTTCCAGTGCGTCAAGGTCGCGGCTTCCCTTCCCGGCATATCGGCGGTTGACCCCGTTGAAGCCGGGCATCGGGTGGTTCTTGCTGCGACCGAGCTGTTCAAGTTCGTGCAGGGGGTGAAAGCTCCCGGTCCGGACACCCTTAGCCTGCCGAAAAAGGGCTAAACCCCCCGTCTGGTATACTTGGAGTAGAGAACTACGCGGACAAGGCAGGACAGCCCCCGCGCGTTTTGATTCTCTGAATGGCCCCCGTAAGGGACAAGCCGGTGAAACACCAGCCATATTGGTGTGAATTGGACTGTCCCTTAATTCGTTTTAACTACGGGAGGCTATCATGCCTGATAACATCACCGTCGCCTCAGTTCAGCAGTATAAGGCGAACGTCGAAGTCCTGCTCCAACAGGAAGGTTCGAGACTACGCAACGCAGTCACCGTCGGCTCACACGTCGGCAAGGCTGCGAGCATTGTCGAGCAATTTGGTTCCGCGACCGCCCAGCTCAAGACTGGCCGGCACGCCGACACCCCGCTGCTCGATCTATCCCAAGACAAGCGTTGGGTTTTCCCGCTCGATTATGAGTGGGGTTCCCTGATCGACAACGAAGATCAACTGCGCGCAATCGTGGAACTGACCAGCCCCTACGCACGGGCCGGCGCGGCCGCGATGGACCGCGCGATTGACGACGTGATTCTCACGTCGATGTTCGGCACCAACTTCAAGGGCGAAAACGGCACGACCTCGGAAACCTTCGACACGACCAACTTCCAAGTGGCCGTGACCGTCGGCGGCGCGGCGTCGAGCCTCAACGTCGCCAAGCTGCAGTCGTCTGTTCAGAAACTGCTGTCTGCTCACAAGGGCGAATTGATGGAGCCGGTCTACGGCGCTATCAGCTCTTTCGAGCACGACGCGCTCCTGAAAGAAATTCAGATCGTCAACAAGGACTACGGCAATAGCGCCGTCCTGGTTGATGGGCGCGTCAAGCGATTCATGGGGGTGGACCTCATCCTCACGGAGCGCCTGAACATCACGGGCGGCAACCGTCTTATCCCGATTTGGGTTAAGAGTGGCATGTATCTCGGGCTGTGGAAGGACATCGTCGCGGAAATCAGCAAGCGCGCCGACAAGTCCTACGCAAATCAAGTCTACCTTTGCATGACCCTTGGGGGCACCCGGACACAAGCCGGGAAGCAAATCCAAGTGCTGTGCGACGACCAGATTTAATCGGAGGAAATTAAAATGGCTCTCGTTTCTAGCTCTCAAGTCGTCCAAGACCAGGACGCAACTCCGGTTGTCAAGACCAACACCCAAAAAAAGGGTGCGCCCATCCGTATGGCTGACGGCCTGATCGCGGCTGCCAGCTTTGTGGGGGGCACGGCCGGTCAGTGGTATACCTTCGTGCGGCTGCCTGTGCGCGCGAAGGTTGTGGACATCACCTTGTTCGGGGCGACCACGACCTCGGGCGCGGTGAAGTGCGGACTCTACCGTCCAAACGGAATCGCAATCGACGACGACGTGTTCGCAACGCTCTACGACATGGCGGCGGAAAAGGATGGGGCAACCCTCCTTGTAACGCCGACCGCGACGGAACGCACGCAGACAATGGCGACGGCTTACGCTACCGCCATCGGCACTGCTGGCGCTACCGGCGATGCGGAGGTCGATATCGCCCTGACGATTGTGACCGCCCTCGGCGCGGGCATCCTTCACGGGATGCAGGTGAAATACGCCCTCCCCGAGTAAGGGGTTGGGTAAACTATTCCCCGAGGGCTCTGGCCCTCGGGTCTTTTTCTAGGAGCACGCATGGCGACTCGCTACATCGGGATTACCGACGCGCGCGGATACGCGGATACGAACAACGAAATCGTCGGTGCGGCCGCTGGTGGAACCCTCGCCGGCTCGCAGACGGTCCAGGTGGTGTTCGACGACGGCGTGTTTGGCAGTCCACAAGAGCAAAAGCAGCGGTTGGTCGCTGCCCTTCAACAAATTATCGAACGGGTGCAGACTGCGAAAGAATGGCCCATCAGTAGCGCATCCTAACCGGAGTCGCACATGAGCCGCATTATTCGGGTTCGCGCCACTACTACCCGGCCCGCCGACGCCACCGCATACGCGGGTGGTGACGAAGTAAGCAACAGCGCAACCGCCGGGTCAGTAGTCCGCCCGGTGTTCGATCTGTCGGGTATCCCCGTTGGCACCATCCTCGCCGCGCAGATTGACCTGAGCGCCGCCTCTGGCAACGTCGTTACTACCGCTGCCGACTTCGAGGTAGCCATCTACAAGACCGCGGGCATCCCGGCAGCCGTCGGGGATAATGTCACGTCTCCCTTCGCCGCGGCAGCTCACGGGCTGTCTGTGGCAGTATTCCGTTTCGACGACACGGGCTGGACTGGCCCCTTGGGCACGGTCGCGGCCGGCACCTCCCAATTGCAGAAGGTTGGCGCGCACGTGGTTCAGCCGCTTGCGGCGAACGTGGCGCAGTATCCTTGGCCAGCGGGCCACGCCCTTGAATTCACGCAGGGCGAGGCAAAAACGCTCACTGCGGCCATTCGAGCGTTGGCCGCGTGGACTCCTACGGCGATTGTCAATACTCTCGGGATAACCCTCGATATAGCTGTTAACTAGAGGTCTCCACATGGCGACCTCAAACGTCGAGATCGCGAACCGGGCGCTGCAGATACTCGGTTCCAGCCACCGTCTCGAAAGCCTATCCCAAGACCACCCTAACGCGCGGACTTTGACCGCTGCGTTTGCTCGCGTTCGCGCGGCGCTGTTCCGGCGCTACACGTGGAATTTCTCAATCAAGCGCGCCTCCGTCGCGGCGGACTCCACTCAAACGATATGGGGCGGTCTCAACCGCTACGCCCTGCCCGCGGACTTTGCTCGCCTGATTCGGGACAACGAGACAGGCACCCGCTCCGACTGGAAGATAGAAGGCCGATTCATTATCACTGGTGATGCCGCCCCGTTGGAGTTCAAATACATCGCCGTCATCGAAGACCCGCAACAGTTCGACTCGCTGTTCGACGAAGTGTTTGCCTACCACTTGGCTGTTGCCTGTTGCAAGGAAGTGACGGGGTCTAACGCTACCGCCGAGCTGTTGGAAGAGCGGAGCGAGGTGATGGGCGACGCCAAGCGCAACAATGCCTTCGAGTCGGACGCGGTGCAGCCGCTTGACGACGATTGGGTTTTAGCGAGGCTATAGTGGGCCGTGAATCTGTCTTTCAGCCATCGTTCGACGCAGGCGAACTCAGCCCCCTCATGCTGGGGCGGGCTGACCTCGACAAAAGATCGAGCGGCCTCTTCACCTGCCTAAACGCGGTCCCGCTGGTGCAGGGCGGCTGGACGCGCCGGCCCGGCACGCTGTTTCTGAAAGAGGCCAAGTTCAGCGACAAGGCGACGGGCCTGTTCCCGTTCCAATTCAGTATCGTGCAGACTTACCAGTTGGAGTTTGGCGACCTCTACATTCGCTTCTACACGTCCCACGGTATCCTGACGGCAACCTCGCAGGCGCTCACCGCCGCGACAAAAGCGAACCCGTGTGTTGTAACATACACAGGCGCGGACACATATGCCAATGGAGACCGGGTATACGTGACCGGCGTCGTGGGTATGACACAGCTCAACAACCGTGAGTTCATCGTCGCCAACGTCAACGCGGGCGCGAATACGTTTGAGCTGCAAGAATATCTCTCCGGCGTGGCGACGAATGTCAACAGCACGAACTACGATACGCTGACGGGCTCCGGCGCAATCGCGGAAATTTTCCAGGTCACTACTACATACACGGCGGCACAAATCGCCGCTATCCGAATTGTGCAGTCCGCAGACGTGCTGTACATATTGCACCCGGACCACCCGCCGCGAAAACTGGTGCGCGTGTCCGCGCTGTCGTGGACGCTGTCCGACCTGTCGCTTACCGACGGGCCGTATGACATCATGAACACTACGGCTACAACCTTGACGCCGAGCGCCGCTACTGGCGCGGGGGTGACACTGACTGCGAGCGCCATCACAGGCATCAACAATAATACTGGCTTCCAGGCGACCGACGTGGGACGGCTCATTCGGCTGCAGGAGGGGTCCACTTGGGGATACGTTATCATTACGGCGTGGACCAACACGACTGTTGTAACAGTTACGGTGCTCTCCACGCTCACCAACACGAACGCCAAGTTGAACTGGCGCATGGGCATCTGGTCGGGGACGACGGGCTATCCTCGCTGCGGCACCTTCTTCGAGGACCGGCTGTTCCTGGCGGGCGCGGCCAGTTACCCGCAACGGCTGGACGGGTCTATGACGGGGCAATACGAAAACTTCAGCCCGTCGTCAGTAGGTGGAACCGTCGCGGACAACAACGCGGTGGCGTTTACGTTGAACTCGAATGACGTTAACACAATACGCTGGCTTGCGGACAATGAGAAGGGATTACTCGCCGGAACCGCGCGCGGGGAGTGGCACGTGCGCGCGTCGTCTCTCGGTGAAGCACTGACCCCAACGAACATCATGGGCAAGCCATCCACTAAGCACGGCAGCGCGAGCGTTGCGCCCGTGCAGGCGGATAACGTGGTGCTTTATGTGCAGCGCGCGGGCAAAAAGCTGCGGGAGCTGGCCTACGTGTTCGAGGCAGATGGTTTCAAGTCTCCCGACATGACTATTCTCGCGGAGCACGTGATGCGCCCGAGCGTAACGCAGTTGGCCTACGCGGAGGAACCGCAGGCCGTCGTGTGGGGCGTTCGCACTGATGGGTCACTGCTCGGTT